ATCGACCTGCTTTGGCCCAGAGGTCTTGTGAAGCCTGGTGGGGGTAGGTCTCCACAAAGACAATCCGTTCACATGTGGTGTTCAAGAGAAGCTTTGTGCAAGTAACGCATGGAGAAGCTGTCACATAGCAAGTGTGGGTCTGGTAAACATCTCTACACTGCAGTAATGCGTTCTGCTCAGCATGGATGGCCTGACAACTATCAAGACCTTGACCACTTGGAAACCTCGCACCTTCGCAAGCATGAGGCCAACTCCTAATGAGCGGAATCTCCTTAGTTTTATCTTCAGTCACCTTTAGTTCATTGCAATGAGGCTGCCCAGCCGCCACACCATTGTAGCCAGTCGCCATCACATGACCGCGTGCATTCAACAACACTGCTCCTACCTGGCGTCGTAGACAGGTCGCACGCTGGGCCGTCATCAAAGCCAATTGCATGGCCCATTCGTCTCTGGTCGGTCTCATGTATTTCTCTCCCACCACCGACCTAAATCACCAGACTGAGAATCTCTCAACTGCTTCAAAGCTTTGAGACATGAATTTGGGTCCAACCACATGAAGGTTGGTGTACCAGGTTGCCATAGAGATTTAGCACTAACACATGCATGAGCTGCTTCCCACTGCGGTTCATAAAGATGACTGGAAGCAGCAGTGAGATATAGTTTTCCAGGCATGGTATCGTCCCTGTCAGCCTTGAGTCTGTTGAGATGGCCACATACATAGTGGCCCAGCATGCTGAAGTTGAAGACATCATAAGGAACTCCCAACCACAAGTCAGAACTCCGCATGAATACATGGACATTCAGAAGTCCATGGAGAACTCTGAAGAATATGGCAATGGTACACGGATAGTCCTTAGTATCAGGTGGGTTCTCACGCCAGATAGTAAGACCTGCTTGGCGACTCGTCAGATCAGAATCAAGTTTCTTCACCACGTAAGGCAGCTGATCCACAATCTTAGGACCATACGCCCCGAAGAACTTCACCCCATCATCTGAGAAGTCTGCAAACCTGGTCATCTCCTGACAGAATCCAATAAGCTTCAGCCACCATGAAGGTGTAACTCAACTTACGCTCAGGCACTCTGAGTACTGGGCGTGTCATGTCAACTATGATGGTCCGCTGCAACAACTCCTTAGTTTTCTTGCCGCGCGGACTGACCACGTCTCCATAATGGAGTGTATCTGCCAGTGCTTGCAGCCAAGTGTCAGAAAAGTCCATCATAATTTCACCTCAGTACTGGCAATATAGAACCCTGCGTAATTGATGATGTCAAGAGCCGTATCTTTGAGTCCTTCAAAGTTAGGCTTAGATCCGTTTAACTCCTTCACAGTCAATGAATTGAACCGCTGTGATTTCGTATGAATCATCTGAGCGTAACTCACAGTGCCAAACGGGAAGTAAACACTCCTGTCAACTGCATGTGGGTTTTCAGTCTGCTTGTTATAGTCCTCACTCTTACGAATGCATAACAAAGCTGCTTCAGCAAGAGCACCTGGGTGGCCACCTCGGTCTTTGAGTTCATTCAGAAGATCAATAGTTGATGCTTCAAGGATGTTCATACTGATTTCACCTCATTGGAATCAATCCGTTGATGGTTCACCTGCCACTTAGCACGAAGGGCCTGAGACAGCTGCTCCTCTGTCAACCCCATAGCCAGAGCTGCGTTTGCCCAGAATTGCAGGATGTCAGTCAACTCAGTAGCCAATGCCAGCCGATCAACCTCCTTCTGTTTCGCCTTCCATGGCTTGAAGTTGATTTCACGCAAGGCCTCAGTCGCCTCCACCATTACGTGGAGAAGGTTTTCCTTGCAACCAGTTTCACCACGCCCAGTGGGCCAACCCATACGGGCTTGCAACCGAGCTTGCTGATAGAGAATTTCGCCCAAGTCTAACGGCGCGTTCACTCAGGCCTCCGGCAAACCCACAAGTTGTTGCGAGCATGGTCAGGATATAGACACCCGAAGATGTTGCTGATGGCATCACTGTCGAAGTACTCCTTCAGACCATCTGCCACTTCTGCAATAGCGCCGTCAGAAACAGATCCAGTCGACTTGCCAGGTTTGCCGATGTGTTTGATGTCCATGAAGGTACCGAAGCGACGCTCCACTTTGAAGCCGGACTTTTCCGTCGCCTTCTGGAGTTCCGGAACAGTGTACTCATGAATGTGGTTAGCAGCATGACGCTTGCCATCATAGCAGGGTGTGCTCATCAGCATCACCCCACCCGACTTCAACGAAGCGAAGCAGGCTTTAAGCAACTTCGTACCATTCTCAACCTTCATGTGCTCAATCACCTCGAGGTGAACCACCACATCAAAGCCACCTGGCCGCTGCTTCAACAGTTCTTTGTAGCGCTCCACGAAGTTGAACTCACCTAAGAATGTCAAGCGTTGCGATCCACTGGGCTTCAGCTTGTTCAGATCCACTCCCACGTAAGTGTCGACATGGGCAGCAGCTCCACCAGTCAGAATCTTGCTGAGTGGTCGGTCCTCACCACACCCAATTTCCAGTACATGGTCAGTCGTCTTGATAAAGCGACGCGCAAATGACCACCTCCAAAAATGCGCAGAATAGTCTCGGTGAAGTGTCTTACCGTGACCTGCCTCATGCAATTGTGTGGTGTCGTAATCTCGTTGGTCACGACTGATCTCTCTCGTCTTCGGCATTTGAATCTCCTTGAATGAAGAACAGCCGCGGCTCACAACCGCGGCGCCTTGAGTCATCTCACTCCTTGGTAGCGGGCGGCTTCTTGCCGTCCTTCACCAGCTTGTTGCGGTACCATGCCACATAACTCCGCTTCTTCTGATCCAGTCCGAACTTGGTGGCCACCTTCTCGAAAATCTTGTCATCGGTCAGGTTGCCAGTCATGATCAGTTCCTGGAACATCGTAGCTGCCGTCTCCTTCTTCTCACCCGGCTTCTTGGCCTTCTTGTCGGCCTTTGCCTGTTTGGCTTTCGCCTTCGCCTTCGCCATTTCTATCTCCTTCTCAGTCGGTTCATGGAGTAACTGCTCCACTTCAGTTTCATCATCAGCCAACTTGTCGCCAAGTTCGACTAATTTCAAAAGTCCTTGAATGAAAACCTTGGCCTCCTGCCATTGAAAATCACCTGCCACGTCGAAGTAAAGGCTGACCTTCTCCTTAAGGTGGCGGAGGCAAGCCCTCCGACCACCATCGATATAGAGTTGGTACAACTGTCCTTCTTCGTCCACGTCCTCCTTGACGATCTGGATCGTGTCAGGATTCGACTTCATTTACTCTCCTTCAGCAGCTTTTCCCGTTTCAACTGGCAGCGATACCACGTCGGGTAGTGCTTCTTAGAAGCATCCAACCGGTACTTCGCAGCCACCACAGTCCACACCTCCTGGTTGGTCTTCCCTTCCAGGATCAGTCGGCGGATCTCACTTGACACCGTCACACGAGGTTCCTTCTCCACCTTGGCCAACTTCGCAGCGACCTTAGGAGCTGGCTTCAGGTGCTGCTCAGCCAAGGCCAACTTCACCATCAGAGTTCCGTCCGTCTGCTTCTCAATGAACAGTCCGTAGTCACGGCTGTTAACACCGAGCTTTCTGAGAGCCGCAGTCGCAGCATCTCGAGTCTTCACAATACGTGTTTCAGTCTTCATACATTTTCCTCACAGCAAGTTGTCACACAATCAACCATCATCCTGATGGGCCCAGCTTTCCAGACCCACTAGATGTCGGCTGTCAGTCGACTGACTAGGTCAACCTCCGGACCGGTTCACGGTCGTTAATAGGACGGTAAATCGACTCTCCAACCGCCGCCTCCCTATCAGCCTGCAGGCCTAATTGTCCTTTATCGCGCTGTTGCACATGGCAACTTGGGCCGTTAGTTCTGATCTTGATAACGTTGTCAATAAGTTCCTGTGTCGACACCGGGTGGGCGAATGCCGTGACGGTCTTCTTAATTTCCAACACCCAACCAGCACAGAATCCGTCAGCCTCTATTACCTTCCGACTGCGATGGAAGTACTCGGGCAGCGTCTGTACAAACTCACCTCGTGCCCGCATTAGTTTCCGCTGAAGAACCTCGCAGGTATACTGAGCAATCTTCACCTGGTGCTTCAGGCCGATCAAAGTGTACTGGCCGTAGACGTCACGGCTGTAACTGTGGCTCTTACGCCACAAAAGTTTGCAACCAAAGGCCTCAGCCACTGTACGGACTAATGACAACTCCCAATCCTTGATGCGCGAAACGCTGGCTTTGCTTTTAACGAAACCTTCACCGACTTCAGCTAGCGCGAGGTCGGTGGACTCCACGCCGTGTCTCTCCATCAACTTCTGCGCTTGACGAAGCGCGGCTGCCGCCTCGTGGGGTTCCGATGACTGGCCTAGCGCCAGACACTTCTGAATCTTCCGGAGAATGTCGTCAGTGGCGGCCATCAGACAAGTTCCACGGCCAGCGAAGCAGCATCAGAAACGCTCATGCCACTGTCCTCATTGAAGTGCTGGCGTGTTTCTCAAGGACCTTTACAACCCTCTGAAGTTTCGACTCAGAACCGATGATGCCAATCTTGTGCATCTCGCGGAGTTCCAACTTGACATTTTCGATAAAGCTCATATTCATCTCCTCAGCAAATCCGATCACATTCGACCGTGTGACTATAGTATCACGTTCTACGAGGTTGTAAACACCTATTTTCAATAAAGTCATAAATAAATGATGAAAATAAGTGTTTACAAGACCACAAAAGCATGATACTATAGTCCGATGGCTACATTTCGGCCGGAAACTGCTGAGGTTAACATAATGGATCATAAACCACCGAGAAAGTTCCTCGTCTTGGTCCGCTCCAAAGGAGTTGACAAATGGACCAGACTAGGCGCCGCCAAGACCGTTGAGGAAGCTAGACAACTCATTAAGGACAACGAGACCGAAGACCAGATGATGATCATACTTATTGGTCGAAGTCCTAAATGTGAATACGAGATCTGGGAAGCTGACTGGAAGTTCATCGAGTAACCACTCACCCTCCGCATCGCGAGGCGCGGAGGTTCTTGAGGGCAGTGAACAGCGCCTGCTGACCCTTGTTCTTGCTCTTCAAAGCCGCCAACATCAACCCGTCAACCGTATTCTTAGCCATGACGTGGTGGACGAACACCTGCCGTTGGGCCTGGCCAGACCGCCTGACCCGCCGAATAAACTGGTCATAGAGTTCGAAGTCCCATGTCATAGAATGCCAACACACATGATGGCAAGACCCTTGCAAATTCAGACCATGGGCGATCGACTGAGGATGGGCCAACAATACTGAAATCTTCCCATCATTCCACTGGGCTTCCAAGCGCTTACTCTCTTTGATGGAAACGCCGCTGCCGATGTATGGAGCTTTGAGTCTGGCCTGCAACCGTGCCAAATCATGTTTGAAATCGTAAGCCACAAGGAGTGGGCTTCCCTGAAGTTCATCTAACAGGTCCTCCACTGCATCAACTTTCTCTGTGTGAAGATCAGCCCACTCTCGTTTCGATTTCGGCAGTTTCACGAGGGCCGTCACGTCCTGATCGAGGTAAATACCACCATTGGCAACCTGACGACATTTCATAGTGGCCACACCTGATGTGGCTGCCGTCACCAACCGATTATCGATGCGAGTCAGCAAATCGTCTTCCAACTGGTCATAGATGCGACGCACGTTCTCCGGCAACTGGACCATGATGTTGTTTTCAATCACCTGAGGCATTGTGAGGTAATCTTCTGCCGCCATCCTCAATGCCAATGGTTTGAGGCGTTTATAGATTAACTGATCAGCTCCCTCCTTCAAGGTCCAACTGAACATGTCATATCCCGGCAAGAAGTAAGTAGTACGGTAGTGACTGATATAAGGACCCAAGGTCCGACCTTGGTCTAGAATATAGCATTGACCGAATAAATCAAGAAGTCCATTTGAAGCCGGAGAACCAGTCAGTCCCCAGCGTCGGCCGAAGGTGTGAAGAACTAATTTAAGTGCTTTGAACCTCTGAGTATTGCTGTGCTTGAACTTCGACAGTTCGTCTATTACCAGGGTGTCAAATCCGAGTTTTTTCCACCTCTTCATATCGACAGCTACACGAGTCTTGCCAGTGGGAGTCTTGGTCTTCGTTACCTGTAGTAGCCACTCCAAGCCCTCAGGATTGATAACAAAAATGTCAGCATCAGCCTTAAGGAGTTCGTCTTTATCTGGTCCGTGTAGTACGACCATTTTGAGGCTGTTGAAGTCGGTCCACTTGTCTTTTTCGTATGGCCATACGAGATGACAGACTCTGAGTGGGGCGATTACTAGAACTTTGCTGACGAGTTTTCGCTCTATCAACAATTTCAAGGCTGCCAGTGTGATGCTTGTCTTTCTGAGACCAGGATCTAAGAACAGTGCACCGGAGGCGTGCGTTAACAAGAATTTGACGGCCCACTTCATGTAAGCAAGTGGGCGCCACGGCATTGATGACGGCTTCAAAAGCTGCAACTGTGTTGTCGTGGACTTGGACGTCATAACCTAAACCTCTCAACTTTTGGTGTGTCTCTGTCTGCTTTGGTTCTGGTTCTTCACCAGGAGCCTTGAATTCAATCAACAGCGGTTTACCACCTGGCAGCCAGAAAACACGGTCGGGCCAACTAGTGTCTCCGACAATTCTCAACTTGGAACCCTCGATACCTAGCCAGTTCCAGACTAGGTCGCAGACTGCAAGCTCAATATGTTCTTCAGGTCGCATATCAGAACCTGCAAAGGCCTGGACCACCTTTAATCTTGCCTGATTGGCCGTAGAAACACCATTTGCATTTATCATTAGGCCGTGGCGCAAAGGTCGTGTCATTCAACATTGGTCTGAACCGCTTAGCCCACAAGGCTTTCAACTTCATCACTTGGTTTCGCTTGAACACCAATGGCTTGCCAGCTGGCGGATAGGTAACGTTGAGGTCAGTGTAGACGAGGCGCGGTTTCACTTCCATCACATGGTCATGAATCATGAAGGCAGCCAGAGCATAGAGTTCCAATTGCTCCAGATACTCCTCATGAAACTCTGCCCGAAACTTCCCTGTCTTCCAATCAGTCACCACCAGGATATGGTCAGCCTCATAGTGAGCTGCATCCAACTTGACCCTGAGTACGCAGTTGGCCCAGTCGTTCCATTGAGTGCGCGTCCAGTCGCTTGTAAAGGCCCAGTCTTCTTCGATGATGGTTCCCAACAGACGTTTCTTCGCCAGTTTCTTGAGTTCATCCAGATAGGTCTTCACCAGTTTCAACTCAGCCGGAAGTTTCTTGAGTACTCCCTTGATATAGTCACGTGCCTGGTCGTGAATATCAGCGCCACGCTGCATCGCCGCGTTCTTCGGCTCCTGGATTTTGTCCAGGTGGTGAAGTTTCGCCTTTAACGGGCACAATTTGTACTCACTATAACGGCTGAAACTCGTACTAGTAAACTGCTTGGCTCTCATACAGGCTCCAGGCGCATGGCGCCAAGTGATAATTCAAGACGAACTTGACGACCTCGTTGATTGATGATGCAGATGTAATCGACCCAATTGGTGCCACTGACTGTAACGAGATCACCAGGTCTAGCAAATTTTCCGACCCCTAACTTAGTTACTTTGAGCTGACTGCCTAACTTGACCTTCTCATATTGAATCACAAAATGTTCCCTTTCTTGTCATAGTCCTTGAGATCGTCCCAATGGGTACTGCTTGTTGAGCCCTCACTAAGGATTGGCAGATCAAACTCTACGCTCTCCATACACTGGCGAAGCACTTCCATCTCAGTCTTCACAAGATACTTTGGTACTGAGACTGTGATCTGGTCATGAACGTTGAGAAGCAGTTTAGCAAATGGTGACTTCTTTGCATGGTAGCGGATAATCGCTTCCTTAGTACAATCAGCAGCAGATCCTTGAATCAACACGTTGACTAACTTGTAGTCAAACTGACGCATGCGTCCGTCGACAATCCGCGGCTCTTCACAGTAGTACTTACGTCCTCCCCATGTCCTGACAGGTTGACGATTGAGAGCCCTCATCTTCATGTCCTTATACATCTCAGCAAGGCCTGGATAAAGACGAAGAATTGCCTTCTTCAACTCATCAGCCTCTTCTACCGACATGCCATTCTTGAGGGCTAACTTACCCTTGCCCATCCCATAGATGAGACCAAGGTTGGTGTTCTTAACAGGCTTTCGCTCATAAATCTTACCCATCTTAGCCAGTTCATCCCTGGCGTAGTCATGGAAGTCAATCCACGGATTATCAAGGTACTTGATCAGCAGTTGACCACCATCGAAGTGCGCCAGAATACGCGGCTCTTGCTGAGAGTAATCTCTGTCGATCAATACCTCTCCCTTAAACGGCACAATATAAGATCTGACACATGGCAGAGGTGGAAGGCCTCTAACTGGGCACTTCGGAAGCCCTTTCTTCTCGTGATGAAAGAGAGGATCAAACTCCTTCGGAATATTCTGGAAGTTCGGAGTACTTGACAACCGGCCAGTCCGAGTTCCGACGTTACTGTCACCCGACGGTTGTTTCACTTGGTTCCAATTAGTGAAGATGAGACCTCTTGAGACCTCGGCCGTCAACAGCCATGGCTTCATGAAAGTATTCAGACAAGTGTTGAGCTGTGTCCGGTATTGCAATGCCGCCAGTAGTTGCTTGTCAGTCACACCAAGAAGCAGCGATGTCTTGGCCGTTGATATTTTACCGTTGGCCGTCCGCGACATAAGGCTAGAATCAACTTTACCCGCTGCAATCATGGCCTCAATCAACTGATCAGCCGAATCCAAGTTGATATCTTGTTGGCACTCCAATGACTTGATCATCCAGACGTTCAACCTGTCCAACCACGATTCATAATCTGCTACGTCTCGACGGAGTCGTTTCAGGTCTACTGGCAACCCCTGCCGTTCCATCTCCAAGAGTACAGGCATCAGTCGTCGTTCTCGGTCATAGGCACCTGACATGCCGCGCGTCACAGTCTTAGGGTAGAGCAACTTAAAAATCCGCTCCGTCCTGATGACATCGCCATTAGCATAAACACCCACAAGGTCGCCCGGGGCTTCTGAAATGTATCCAGCCCAGTAATGAGGACTAGATTTACTCTTGCTGAGTTTGATCCCTTCCACTGGCTGATGCTTGAGAAGCCAATCCATCACTGCATCTTGCTCGTCAGGCAACAAACCAAGCAGTCTTGTCGCCGATGGTTTCAGTCCTAGTTCCTGTTGATGCGGATCATCAAGGAACAACAGAAACAACGTATCATGGATTTTGTTCCACACAGGCGGCTTTAATCCAAAGTGTATTTCAGCTACGTCGACGTCGAACTTGCCATTTTGAAACAGTAGTCCGTCTTTGTGCTTCCACACTGCCTTAAGAGCATTGAATGCCTGCCTCTTTGTACAATTGTTGCCAGTGGGATGCCCCCAAGCATAATACTTAGGAGGTTTCCCCCATGACTTGATTGACACACCTACGGGAATTGGAGGGTACGAAGGACGACCTTGAATCCTCTTGGTTTCAAAGTCGACTGTAACAGGTCTTGGTATAGTCACACCAACTCCTGCCGCTCACGACCTGCCCGCACCTTGTTGAGACGGCTATGAATGCGTCTCAAGAAAGTGGGGCGCCCCTTGCCCCGCTGCTCCGCCTTGAGAAGAGTTTGGCACTCAGTCTCAGTGGCGGAGGTGAGCACGGCGTTGAGGTTGATCCACGTAAGGAGAGCCACGACGACGTCGAGCTTAGCAGGTTTCTTTTTCATTGTAGCCTCAGTACTTGCGAGCCTGGCGCTTCGCCGTCTTTGCTGGTTTTGCTCCACGCTTCGCTGCAGGCTCTGCCTCATTCGGCTGATAAGGGAACTCGATGACTGACTTGGTTTCCTCATGCCGTTTCATGATCACTCCCATCAGACTGTCTGGGACGTTGACAAGTGGCTCAAACAGTACCTTGAACTGATCCTTGCCGTCCGGCTGTACGCGGACCTTGGTAACGATACCGTGTGGTGGCCGACGGAGTGTTCCAGCCACTTGCTTGACAAAGCCTCCGAACCCCTTGACCGAAGTCACAGGCAGTTTCAGATAACCGATGGGAGTAGAAGCATAGTGCTCATCGTCATTGATGAGTTCTAACTTACCGTTCTGACTGAACGTACCCGCTGGCAGGAGGGCCAGACGGCGAGTATTCTTGCAGGCTTTGCCACGACCCTTGTCAGCCGACCCCCACTCGTTCTGAGGGCACCCAGCACAAAGGCCAGAAGCTCCACATTGCTGATTATGGGCTTCAACTACCACCTTATGGGGCGCCAGTTTCGATTCATCTCGCCCAAAGGCGAAACACGTCGGCCCCATCGGGTTCTGAGAATCGTATTCACCTTCATAGAATACGTTTTCCATGACGTGATCGACGATGATCACTGCCATTTGGTTGTTGGGCAGTGGCGCGTCTTGCCACGACAACACTCCGCTCTTCAGACTGAAGAATTGACCGCCTCCTGCGCTGGCTTCCATCGCAGCTGATTGCTCAGCTTGCTTGGCCAGTTCCTCATCCCACTTCATCAATGCTTTCGACTTCGCCATTTTGATCTCCTCAGACCTTGTTGATTGACACAGTTAACGCATTAAAGTGCTCGACACCCGGCACTTCCTTCCCAGCTTCCCACCGCTCTTTGACAGCAGTATCCGACAGACGACGCTGCATGAGGTCAAACGCGCCAGTCTTCTTGACAAACTTGTAGAACTTGTCCCAGTCCTTGACTTGTGGAATGGGTTTGGACACCACGGTGACGCGGCACAACTTGCCAGCCACGCCTGATGCCTCAGACTTGGGTAAATTCTGAATCAGGTGTTCCTTGAGAGCTACCTCATGAGCCTGAAATTCATCGACTTGCTTTGACAATAGAAGACGCTTCTCACGGACCTCGTAAAGTTGGTCAGCACAAGCACCTAACGCCTTCGGAAATTTGTATTTCACCTCAGCCATAAATCACCTCTGTTAAATCAGAAAACCTGACTCTACTGCATAGAGTCATGTGATGTAAACACTTAATTACGGAATAATCTTGACAAGAAATGGTTTATCAGGATGCTCAGTTAGTCTGAATCGGATCTCAGCCAACACACGTTGGCTCTTATCCAGGGACAAAATGTCCGCCGCCACGTAGTGAAAATCAGCCACGCCCATTAGACGTGAATGTGCAATTCGGATCTCAATTTGATGTTTATCACACATGGTAATGTACTTCTCAGAAGCACAACCACAAGGAAGAGGATATTTTACTTTGTCACTCACTCCGCGCCTCCACACCAGCCCCGTGGCAGAGCTGGCAGACGAACTGCACAACATTGAACCCACGCCTCACGTCAGTCTTGCCGCTTCCACCACAGTTAAGGCAAGGGACAGGCAAAGATGCTTGGCTGAATGCAGCCTCATACGCTGTCTGCAATTCATGGAATTTGTCAGCATCACCACCATGGTCGGGATGGTGGATAGACCTGAGCTCTTGCCACTTGGCACGGACCTCTGATGGAGTAGCATCGTCAGCCAAGCCCAGTTGCGTAAAAGGACTGGTCACTTAATGGCCCCGCACTTTTCAAACATCTTCAGAAATTTCAGTCCTTCAACTTCTCCCGACTTCCGGCACTTTTTGTAAGCCCATGGTGCTGCAGATTCCAGATGGGCAAACCATGCTTCGCAAGCAGCTCTCTGATCCCATACAAGTTTACGATCAATTTTCAATGGCCAAAGAAGAACTTCACGTAAAACGCTCAGACAGACTTTAGACAACACTTCATTGCTGTTATGCACGCAATCGAACGACTTGGATTCAAAATGAGTTGACAATTTAAATGTTAACTTTTTCATTGAATAACTTCCAAGTCAACGGAAATGTCAATGCGACAATTTCTCCTACGGCCTCAGCAAACTGACGAATCTCCCATTGGGCTTTCGGGTCCATTCTCAAAGTCAGGAAGGATAGCCAATTTCTCAGATTGGCAGAAGCCCTCATCCGACTATAGTGACCAACTGGCATCACTACTCGTGCTATTTCTTTAGGCAAGCCTAATTTCAGACCTTGCTGGTAAAGGTCCTCAGCTTTCCACAAAAACCCAGCCACATCGTTCAACCACTGCTCAGCATCTGACTGACTGACTTGCTTACCGCCGATACCCTGAGCTTGCTTATTATCAGTATCAGCTGGAATGCAACGCATCGTCGTTGGCTTATAGTACAAATCAGGAAGTGGAGAATATCTCGCCGACATTTCATTGTAACTTTGAGTCCGATGGCGATGCCACTCACGAAAAACGAAGATGGGTGCCTGTACTTCAATGATCATCCCAGCAAACTCAAATGGAGTGGCATGATTATTATTGTAAAGGAAACCAAGAAGTTTAGCATCTTGGTCCCAACCACGAAAGTTACCTTGAGTTGACTGCCTGGCTGCTTCAATGAGACCGACTTCATAGTCAGTGTTGTCAACACCTGGCGGATGGCAACCCGCTCCGTCTTTGCCATGGCCCCACGCTTCGATGAATTCTACGTAACCGTGGTCTAATACCGGTATCTTCACAATTTTATCTAGTGATAAGGTTGTTGATAAACTCGATCAACTGAGCCTTGGCCGTCGGCACTTCGACTTCTGCAATGGTGATGTCTTTCTTCTTGGTGTGGGTCTCACTGACCAACTGAGCTCTGGCTTCACGAGCCAATGCCTGAGTAGCAGCGTAAACATTAGAATCCCCTGCAGTCACAAGATAGCATCTCATCGAGTTCTCCTTGAGTTTAAGAATCCAAATCGCCGGGCGGGTGATCTAGGTGTGTAGGCCTGCGTCACCCGCCTCGACTTGGGACATACCAGTTTTCAGAGGGGTCCCCGCCCGCGTTTTCCTGGCTGATATCCAGGGTCAGTCTTAGATAGCCTTTAACTGACAGAAGCTCCTTCGCAAGCCGAAACTCGCTATAGCTACCGCTTCCAAACCATCTTAAAATAATTGTAATTAGATAAATACAGCTTGTAAATATGTGGGGCTCAGTATTTTTTCGTGGCAACAAGGCCTTGCTTAGTGGCCCATGCATCTAAGTGGTTGATACACTCTTTAGGTGATTTACCAATCCAACTAGTTGCATTTCTGATCGCATAGTATCGAGTCTGATTCCCATCAGCTGTGCGAAGAGACATCCCCTTTGCCACTTGGTGAATGCCGGCTCTGGCTAACTCTCGTCCGAGGCCGTTAGCCGTGAGGCCGCCAACGCCCGGAGGATTGTAAATCTGCAGCAGTTCCTTAGCTGAGAAGAGGTCCTTGTCAATAGAAATGTTCCCCAGTTTCAATACATGATCAGCATTAGTCATAATAGATCTGACCCAAGTGGCAAGGTCTGATTGCACATTGGCAATCATCCGCTCTTTGGCGGCCGTGCGATAAGCTGGGGCCGCTGGATTGAAATCGCTGAGGTCTAACTTCAAAAGATAATCAAACAGATGAGCTGGCCCATAGCCTTCGTACCAGAGTTCATATTCAACGTAGAATTCTTCGCTCAGTGGACCTACCTGTACCTCATGGACGAAGTGGCGACGATCGTCGTCTTCTAAAAAGAAAGAATCAGGATGGTTGGCAGTGAAAAAGTAATTGATCAGGTCAGGAACTACGTAAGTGGGGACGTATTTACCATTGACTCTGATAGTTTTTTGTGTAATCAACTTCTTCAGAAAGTCGGCGTCAGCTCTCTTATTAGAGCCTGTCACGTCGTCTCCCATGACAAACTGTTTACCCTCACACCATTCGTTGAAGTGGTTATGAAGGTCAGTCTGGTTGATCTCAGAGAAGTTCTCGCCGTAGATTTTGCCTAAAGTGTAGCCGATGAAACTTTTACCTGTGCCGTGCTTCACGCCGTGCATGACGACAGAGCTGAAAAGTTTAGTACCAGGATACTGGAGTGGGTAAGCACACCATTTGAGAAACCAGTCTTTGGCCTCTGGTTCAGCCCCTTGAAAAAGGTGGTCCAACATCTGAAGCCATGGTTGAACGCTGCCGTGTTTAGGTTTCACTCCCCACCCTGCCCAGATGTTATACTTAGGGGGTGAATTGACGACGAACTCTTCAGCTCCTGGCTGGTAAGTCAGAGCAGCTACTGCCTGCCGATGGGGCCACCTCAACCAAGCAGCGGCTGCGGATACCGCTTTGTAGGACACCTCTCCATCTCGCTTCAGCTCTCGTTCCTGATAAGTCGTGGTTGATGCTACGTGGTCTCGGAAAGCCACGGGGTTACACTTCGACTTCAAATTCCTTTCAATGATCAGTCCTGGGTTCTGTACGTAAACATACTGGTCATTCAACTGCCACAAAGCTTTGGAAATCCCAAGAGGTTCTGCGTAATGGAGGAGTTTCTGAAAAGTCTCTGTCGTATTACCTTCAGCACTGACTAAGAAATCGTCTAACCCCACTTTCTTGAGATCAGGCAGTTGAGGTAATGTTACTAAGTAGACGAACGCACCCCGTTGCTCTAAGGCTTCAGCCAATTCTTGAAGGGCTAAGCAGACCATGGGGTTGGTAGAATAATCAGAATCGAAGCAGATGTAGACATTGCGGCGAAGCCAGATAATAGGGTCCAGACTGGGGAGCCATTCAATACCCAATTTGTGGCTTCGCCAATTGTAGACACCACCTAGTCCTAAAGTGGGAAAGCCTTCTTGGCAGGCTTTGATAGCCTTCAACTCACCCTCTGTGATAACAAGAGGTTTGTTGGGATCTGATACTAAGTCAGTCCAGTCTTGGTTCAATGGGTAATAGGCAACAGGCGCCGTATTGGGTTCCTGCACGTATCGTACAGGCTTCTTGTCAGTCAGGCTTTGAAAATCAGTGGGGACTTCTAAGTACCGAAGTCGGTAGAAAGGTTTAGCTTTCGGAATATCAGCAAGTGGTTTACCTAAGTGGTCATGGTAGTTGATCTTAAGGCTGCAAAGAGGTTTGAACGATTTGTGAAGTTTCTGAGCTTGGTCTCCTGAAATAAACTCGAGACCGAGATTCTTTAGGTTCTTTATATCTATACCAGACGACTTCAGTTTTGCCTCTCCCAAGGCGACAGTTTTCGATGAAGACTTTTTAGCCACAGAGCGTCCTTTTTATGTGCCACCTTGATATGCTCCCTGCCCAGCTGTCAGGGTCAACCACAAGCGCTCAGCCGCCTAAGTCAAGGCCGGCCAGGCCCCCAACTTGCTGAGGTGGTGTGCACAAAGGAGCCATGGAGACTAACCCGATGGACTTTATCGCAGGGCCTGGCCGACGTTGAAAACTTTAGTCTGAGGTCTCGTGTGATGTACAACGTGAAGCTTGTGAAAAGCTGAATCCTTAGAAATCAAGGGCTTAGGCCAAATCTTGCTTCAGTAACTTCTGCTTCATATGAGTCCTAACTCTTATATAAGGTATTTCTATACTTCTTCTTCTTCTTCTTCTTATTTTAAGAAGTAAGAAGTAAATGAAGCTCCTGAAGTTAGTTAAACTGTTCAATAGGTTACGTAGCTTCACAAGTCAGCTTCACAACTACGTTGACAGAGTGTTGTGAACCACACTCCCCACAAAACAGGCGTGTGTACAGGGCCCAGTAACAGGGGTAGAGTCCGACCGCACCACAGGAGTTGAAAAGCACTTGCCGAGAAAAAAGGGCGCAAAGTTGACAGCTGCGCAGAAGCGCAAGTGTGTCAACGTCGGTCGTGACGCCATTGGAGCCAAGCTCGATGCTTACATTGCAAACTATGCAGGCGGGTTATCGTCGCTTGCAGCTGCCAAAGCGGCTGGCATCACACTGCAAACTGTTTCGTATTACAAAAAACGAGACATGAAGTTTGCTGAGAGATGGCAGGAAGCTTACGACGAATTCACAACGTTCTTGGAAGCTACGGCTGAAAGCCGAGCACAAGACCTTGGTGATCGATTCTCAGGCACAATGCTGATCTTCATGCTCAAGGCGCGGAAACCTTCTGTTTACCGTGACAATGTTGCCATCATGCATAGTGGTAATGTTGAATTCTCAGGGGCTTTCGCTGCCGCAATGAACCGCGTATCAGGGGTGTCTTCGGAGACCCTCACTGATGCGGTCCACTAAGACGGCAATATGAACACAGCCGCGTCTAAGCAGGTTGACCTCGTTCAGAAATTCATTGAGCACACTCGAGCTGAACCTGTGTGGTTTGCCAAGGAAGTGCTCAACCACAAAGTACTACCTGGTGAGCCGACGATTGTTGAAGACCCGGACCGTAGTTGGGAATTAGATGATTTCCAAGTCGACTTGTTAGAAGCTTGCGCTGATGTTTGGCGAAAGCGTATGGGTATCCCCACTCGTGTTAACCATGAAGGTCGTAACTACATCACAGTCAGGTCAGGCCACGGTAGCGGTAAGACACATACCGCTGGTTTGATTCCAATGTGGTTCAACACGGCATTTCCAGGCCGGGTTGTTTGTACCGCGCCTAAACTTCTTCAACTGCGCACTCGTATCTGGGGTGCGATGCGGAAAATTGAAGCACGGGCCGAACCTTTTTGGCGTAGTACTCACGTCATCCACGACACTTCTGTCAACTGGCTGCGTCCTGATGCTAAGGGCAAGATGCAAGAAGACAAGAATTGGTGCATCTTGGCCGAGACTGCAACCAAGGCAGAGAACATCGCCGGTCACCATGAACGATTTCAATTGATCGTGGTAGAAGAGGCCACCGGTGTATCTGAGCAGTTATGGCCTGCTATTTTCGGTGCTACCGGTCAAGAATTGACCATCCTTTTGATGATCAGTAACCCCACTAAACGCACTGGTACTTTTGCTGCTAGCCATTTGAAAGAATCTGAGGCTAAGAGTTACTTCCGCTACCACATCAAACTTGCCAATAGTCGACGCATGAAGCGAGACTATGTAGAGAAGTTGGAACGTAAGTACGGCAAGAACAGTCCAGTAGTGAAGGTCCGAGCCTTGGGAGAATTTGCCGAGACTGACATTAACCAGTTGGTTTCCATTGAATGGATTGCTGCAGCTCGTGACAAAGACGTCGACCCCATTCGTGGTGACGGTAGTCGAGGCAAACTGCGTGTCAGCGTAGACTGTGCTGGTGGTGGAGATAACGAGTCAGTATGTACTGCGATGCGCCACTTTGAATCGGTGCGCGTAGGTCTGAAAATGACCCGGCATAGCTTTGACCTTCAAGATGCGACAGTGAAGACAGCCGATGCAGCTGAGCTGCTGTTCAAGCAATATGGCGGCGACAAGAATGAGGATGACTTTGTCGTGGATTCCTTGGGTGTAGGCCTAGGTGTTGCTGGAGTGTTGCGGTCTCGCGGTTACAACGTCGTGTTCTATCAAGGCGGAGCTGCCAGTGCAGATTCCGCTAAATGGCGATGCCGCCGTGTACAGAGTTACATGGTGCTGCGTAACGATCTACGAGATGGTTCGATTGCACTACTTGAGAACTTTGTCGAAGAATCTACTGACTGGGATGATCTTGATGGTCAGCTGTGCAGCATCAAGAGCCGCGCTACTGACAAGTTAGAAGACCTTGTCACCAAGGAGCAGATGGTAGCTGATGGTATAGCGTCACCGGACATGGCCGATTCACTCGCTATGCAGTATGCCACGCAAGCCCCAATGGCAGTGACCTCGGCAATGGGCGGCGAACAGGCGAAGATTGTCGACCAAATATTCATTGTCGAGTCCGAAGCGTGGAGCAATTTCCCACGATGAGCATTCCGCGTGTACGTGAGTTGAACGCGAGCGAGATGCAGGTCTGGCACGAACAGATCGCACATATTTGCGCTCGCCGTTCACAGTTGGTTCCCTTGCCGCGCCGCCAGTACGTGCGTAGTGATGCCCCGTTCCACACACGGCGTCGGAGGGCGGTGGTTTGAAACTGCTCGACATCTTCACGCGCTCCTCGGCTACTACCGAGCTGGCGGCACTACGGGCTGAAGTGGTGGCCATGAAAGCCGCGCCCGCCATTGCTACCCCGGACTACGGCATCCAGTCGCTGGAAGCCACGAGTTTTGGCACCGCCACCAGTTCCCTGATGCGCTTCAACCCCGACGACCTTGCGGGGCAGAAGGGACTGAAGATATACGCCAAGATGCGTATCGACGAGCAGGTGAAAGCCAGTACCACGTTCGTGCGCGACGCGATACTGGCGCGTGACTATGTGTTTGAGTTCGCTGAGGACTCACCGTTGCTCGCCGCCGAACAGGACGTGCGCAAGGCGGTGATCTGCCAAATCATCGAACGCATGCCCGGCAGCTTTGTGGATGCGCTCAGTATCATCAGCACGGGACGTGACTTCGGGTTCTCACTGACTGAAAAGGTCTACCAGCCGCTGACCATACAGGGCAAGCAGTGGGTGGGACTGCGGGCGTTGCTCGGTCGTGACCCCACGTTGTTCCAGT